TCTTGTGATAGCTGAATTGATGTTGGCGAGTCCTGGCCGGGTGATACGCTAGGCATAGGTATGCGTGCGTTCACAACTGAACAGATAGTCTCTACTGATGTAAAGATGCGTGGCTCTTGGTACAGGTTTTCTTGCTGATAGTCATATACATCAGCATCCTTGTAATGCTTGGGTAGCCAGAGGTTCATGTTGTCTGAGCGTACTTTCTTTAATCCAAACGTACTCTCCCAATATGTCTCAGAGTCTTGAACAGGCCCTTTGGTAAGTGTTAGGATTTCTGAGTCTTTTAGTCTCAGGTCAAAGATTGCGGCATCAGTTTCGTTGTTTAGTTCGCTCAAGATATACTCCTAGGTTATTACGCCGCTAAGAGCTTGTTGAGTACAGTATATCATACACCAACTACAATGTCACCCCTATCTTATTTGGGTATTACAAGCAGTCTGTACTGTGCATGACACTGTTTACATAGTATGTTTATAGCAACATCAAAGTCCTCGATAGGGAGGGGCGTAGTAACTATCTTATCTATATTACCCTTAACGTCAAAGATGGTGCGCTTACACCAGTTACAGCTGAACTTATCTAACTTGTCTGTACTACCAGCTACTATATACACGCTAACTGGTGGGTCGTCTCGGTGGTCTCTGTGTGGTTTAAAGTTGTAAGCGCTTCCTAGATTATATTCGCCCATTATTGTATTCTCCTTTTCTTATTTTTAGCTAACGACTTCTCTATTAGTGTATCTAAATCCATGTGCAGCGCCTCCTTGACTGGCACTGTACCGTCTGAACGTACCTTATATGTTGAAGGTTTGTATGATTGTCCTGATGGTCGAACACCGCCCACTTCGCTACTTGATAGTATCTGTGATACCCCAACACGCCAGTATATAGCTGCGTGTGCCCAATGGTCGGGCTTATTCTCTTTCTTTACCCATATAGCACGTTGTATGCCCTTGGTGTCTGTCTCAACTATACGATAGATATTACCAAGATGATAAACAAATCCCTTGTTATCACTGCCTAGCAACTCTTTAAATGGCATATAGAACCTAATAGACTGATTAGCTACTTCGGCTGCAAATAGGTCAAATATCTTGGTGCGGTCACTGTCTATGCGTCCAAAGTTAGAACCCTCATTGCGTACTGATGTGTCCATTCCCTTAGCATTGTGTGTGTAGTAATGAACAAACACACGCCCCGGGTACTTGCGTGCAAGCTGTTCAGGTACGGTAAAGTCTGGTAGTGCGTCAATCACGGCTGTTGCATTGTACATAATAATTAGGCGTTCTATGTCGTCCCACTCAGTTGCTGTGCCGTATAAGAATATGCCCTGCTTGTTGCCAATGACATAGTGCTTGGTCTTGCCTGAGTCGCATCCGATAATTACATCTGTCTTGTCGGCTAGTCCTGGGCGTGTTGCCCTATGGATAGCGTCGGCATTAAGCTGGAACTCACTGGCCTGATAGGGCAAGCCTAGAACCATGTTGTGAAATGTCTCAATGTTCATATCCTTCTGTTGTTGAAGTATCTTCGCAGCACTAACCCACGGCACAATCATTTGAGATAGCCAATAGCCCCTGCGTTTGCGCTTAGGGTATAATGCCCACCATCTTCCATTCTTACGTGCTTTGTTGCTTATCTCTTTGTGACACTTACCACAGGCAAATATAACATTCCGTTCATCTACGTAGTGATTGTTTAACGTGTCGTCCTTCTCAAAGCCCATGAAGTGTTCGTGTCCACACGCCTCACAAGTAACGAACCAGTGCATTTGGTCTGACTCTTGCCATAGCTCATGTACACCAAAGGCGGGGATTGTAGGGTTAGAGAATCGCCAGAACCAGCCATAGTCTGATGCCTGTAGTCGTGACTGGTAGATAATTAGCACTCCTTGGTCTGATACATCATGCTCATCACTAATAACAAGGTCGGCAGTGGTTGAGATGGCCTCGCCTTTATGAAATGCTCCACGGAAGTAAATGAACCTATCCCCTACGTTCTTAAGTGAGGTTGAGTTACTACCATTGAGCATCTTGAGTATTGCTGGGTTACGATCAATCATTGGATTAACCTTTGGAATAACAAAGTCGTGCATGGCATTACGAGTCGGCAGTACATAAATAACATTTAGTTTAAGGAAGTTGGCGGCATGGATAGATTTAAGTATAGCAAGTACTGACCAGCCCACTTGTGCTGACTTCATAATAACTTGGTCGGGCGAGCTATCTGAATATGGTTGAAGCATAAAGCGATGATTATCAAACTCAAACTTCTTTTGGTTTTCGTTAATCAACTCGTTATCTAGTACCCATATAGCTGGGTTAATCATATGGAGTTTGGCTCTAAGCTCCTCTTTTTTGGTGTTTATATCATCCATGACGTTATATTGGTATACCTTTTTGTACTGGCTCGTGATTCTTGGCACTAATGTTGTTAGAATATATCACCATCCGATTATTCTTCCCTTGTTTGGTTCATCAGCATCTCAAGCGTGTTCTCTACTAATGTCTTAGCCTCTACTGCATTGGGGTTGATGTTGTTCTGTTGAACAAAGGTATTGTAGGTGTCACCGGTTGGGGGTTCATCTGTTGTCTTAAGATAGCCATTTACCTTAATAGCTGTTTCCATATACTTGTGGCGGATAGCGTGGTCAGCTTCACCGTTCTTCACAGCCCCCATGCCCTCTTGCATGACCTCGGCTATCCTGTCATCTGTTATACCGTGGTCTTTTAGCGTCATCAGAAAGCCAGCTGATTGAGTAATCCGTGCTGGCTTTAAGGAAGCGCTCTCAGAGTACCCAACGCCCCTTAGTATCTCCCCAGTAGTTCTCGGATTGTCGCTTCGGACATTTTCAGACATTTGCTCTGCTGCTTGTCTCTGTTTTGGTGTTGGCTGTTTGGGCATTTCACCCTACCAATCTACTTAGACTTTACGACAGGTGAATCACCTTCGTTGTTAATTGCTTTCTCAAGTACACTAGTGTCAGTAATAGGTTCGGCCTCTGTAATCTTTAGCTCTTTAAAGCCATCTGATATTTCAAACTGTGTAAACTCTGTAACTGGTACATTGAGACGGTCTGTGCTGATGTGTGATAATACTCCTACAAATACTGCTTGTTGATGTTGCTGGATGAACGACAGTAGGTTAGTTTCTGATTGTGATAGACTAAATGTCTTTGCTTTGGTCATAATGAGACTCCTTTTATTATTGTTTAATTATAACATAAGTATTAACTATGTTCATGTAGTTCTTGTGGTGAAAACATCTCTTGTGCTTCATCTGGGTAGCTATTGATGAACTCTCGTGATGGTTTACCTGCCCTGTCCCATGGTTGTAGTAGGTCTCTGGCGTTATCTTCTTTATCCCTGTCTCGGCTGTATTGGGCGTGTCCTGATGTGGTCATACGTCTAGCATTTTGTAGACACAATTTACAGTATTGTCCAAATGTACCATCAACAACCGCTCCAGTTAAGTGGTCTCTTGTTATCTCGCAACTATCACATATCATGGTGTACGATCTCTTATGTTTTGTTCTCGTTGTTTCATGTAGTCTAAGGCTACTTGATTTGGTGATGGTCGTCTAACTCCGCCAGTATTACTCGAAAGGTCTATTGGCTGTGACTTGGTGGTACGTATTACTTCTGGCTTAACTACGCCAGCTCTATGTGAGTCAAACTTATACTGTAGCATTTCATATATACTCCTAACATAATCAATAAGCTTACGGCCATAAAAGCCTATTGCAAGCCCTAGTATCAATGTTAAGAGTAGCTCTATCATTCTATACCCTGTTGTGCCTTATTAAGTGCAATCTGTTTTAGTTGCCAGTCTCGGTCAAATGTAATTGTCAATGGGATAGTAATTGTGACACCGGCAAACGCACAAGCATTCTCTACTACTGACTTAATAACCTTAACAGGGTCAATAACACCAGCCTTCATTAAGTTGATTGGTTCATCTGTGAGGTTCTTAACGTCAAAGCCATGATTTGCCTTACTCTTAAGTACTTGTGATAGGCGATAACCGCCATCTTCACCGGCATTAGTCATAAGCTGCTTAAATGGTTCAACTAGTGACTCTAGTACAACCTTAAAGCCCTCTAGCTCTCCTGGTGGTAATTCAGGTAGTTCGCCATTAGATAGCCTAGCTAGGCTTGTTGCGCCACCAGCAATTATACCTTCTTCCTTAGCGGCACGAGTAGCGTGTACGGCATCCTCTACTCTAAAACGCATTTCTTTAGCTTCGGTTTCAGTTGCGCCACCTACTTTAATAATCCCAATCTTACCTTGTAACTTAGCAAGTCGCATTTCCATACGTTCCTTTTGGAATGACGAATACTTATCTGACTTTAATTGCTCTCTTACACTGGCGATACGAACGTCAATATCCCCTTTAATACCTTGACCCTCTAGGATAGTTGTAGTTGCTTTACTCACAATAATCTTCTTAGCACTTCCAAGGAATGATGAGTCTACTTTATCCGCTGGTAGACTTGATGGAACAATACGACCACCAGTAAGTGTTGCAACATCCTCTAAGAATGGCAACTCTTGGTCTCCATAGACAGGTGGGGCAACAACACATACCTTTACTTTGCCCTTTAGATTCGTTAAAGCACAAGTCTCAAGCGCTTGACCAGCTACGTTACCTACGATAAGTAAAGTTTTATGTTCGGTGTTTCCGTATACCATTTCCATAATAGGAACGATATCTTGGTTCTGTTTAATATGTCGCTCAAGGACAAGGATAGATACTTCACCATGGATAGCTTCTTCGGTTGACTGGTCTGTTATAAAGTGTGGCATTGTCCATCCTTTTTCAAAGTAGAGTCCATCAACTACTTCTTGAAAAACACCAATCCCCTCATACTGCTCGACAGTAATACCAACACCACCGACTTTCACGACAGTATCAGCTACTAATTTGCCAATTTCGGGGTCACTGGCACTAATACTTGCTACTTTAACAAGGTCTTTATCCTCTACTGGTGTAGTTAAGTCGTCTAGCTGGTCTTTAATCCATACAGATGCTTTATCAATACCACGACGTAGTGCCATTGGGTTGTAACCTGCCGCAACACGTTTAGAGGCGTTATTAAGGACATTGTAACCTAGAATTACGGTAGCACTTGTTCCGTCACCACTAATTGAGTTGCTTCTTTCACTTGCTTCAACAAGCAGTCCAGCACCCATATCTTCAACTGCATCTTCTAGGTAAACTTCACGTGCTACGCTGACACCATCGTGTGTTACGACTGCGCCCCCATAAGACTTCTGTACACCCACATTACCTGATACGGGGCTATAGGTAGCTGATACGGCTTTATACACTTTCTCAGCACCGGCTAATAGTTTTCGACGGGCTTCTGCGCCCTCAGTTATAATCTTTACATCACCTCTCATTAGTTATCCTCCACTGCCATTACACGGCTTGCTTGAAAAAATCCAATCCCTTTATTAGCAAAATCTACTGGAGTGTCGCCCTCGGCTGCGTGTTTCATGACCCATACTTTATCACCAACTTCTACGGTAGGCTTTATAAGTACACCGTATTCATAGCGTCCTTCTCCAACTGCTAGGACTTCAAAATACTGGTGAGTATCTTCAATGTTAGCTCCAGTGACAACACCAGAGTCTTTTTCTATTCTTCTTGCAATAATATAATCGTATTTGGGTGTTAAGTTCATATGCACCTCCATTAAATACTCAAAGGACACGCTAACGGAAGAAAGCGTGTCCTTACAATATTTAATACTATTCTTCCGTTGTACATGCTTCTATTTTACTACAACTTATGCTTACTTGCAATAGGTTATCTCTGGTTCTATTTCTGGTATCCAGGGAGTCATGTCTGGCGTTGGCAGGTCACAATCCTCTACACCGCCTTTCATGCACTCGGGTCGAGCTGGGTCACTATTGTCGCAGCCATCTACAGGATTGCTTAATCGGGCTGGGTACTGACAATTTGAATGGTCAAAAACTGTCGCTGCTCTTGCAGGTGTTACTATGGCCTGTATAAAAATACCTGTGAATAAGCCAGCTGCTGCAATCATTAGTGTAACTATAATTATTTTCATTAATATACTCCTGTTTCATTTGTTTTAATAAACATAGCCATGGCTTGATGGTTGCTTAAACGTTGGCGATCTAGCGCTTTTTCTCCAGCGTTAGAGTTTCGTCTGTGTTCAATAAGCCAATTTTGCGCACCGAAAAGAACAAGTAGCTTTATTTCTTTTGTGTACGGCAAACGCT